ATCTGGTTTCAGTCATAAGAGATCAGCACTGTCAGTACTGGCACTACTTGCTGCACCATCTTCCTCATTCACAGGCTTGATAGGTACCCTATGGCCTGAGATGAATGCTCCAATAGTAGCTTACTGCTCGAAAGATGCCCACCACCAAGACATAGAGAATGATAATGTCACGGCCGGGATGATATACAGTGTAATAAGCACACTAGTTGCTTACTATGATGCTAAAGATTATTTCATTGAGATGTTAAACACTGTAGCAATGCTAGCCATTAGGCCTTCTGATGGTAAAGGCTATTGCTTCGGGACCATGGGTAGTGTCTTGTCACTACCTAATAGTGACATGAGAGCTCAAGTACTTGGACCGATCATCTCAGGTGGACCTGATGCATTTATAGACTATCAATCAGAGTTTGATTACAGGAACTTATTAATAAAAGCAGCATACCGCCGCACCTTTTTATCCCCTTGCATGGCTTTAGCAGTGGAATCCACAGGTGCGCATCTACATAGCTTAACTGATTCACAATCACATGAATTTAAAGCCCAGACCTCATTACTTCAGTACAGTAGAGGAACGGTACTACTACAAACGGCAATTCAGATAGCTGCCGATCTAGGACACCCATACATATTAGGTAGAGGTCTGAAATACTGGGAGCCATTACACTCAGCCAAGGATGGAAGTATACTGGCTGCCCTTACTAATTGGTCCAGATACCATTCCTGGCAAATAGTCACCACAATGGGCTTCAAAACACCTCTTTACGGAGCAGGACACTCTTTCGTTACTCCGTTGGCCATAGAAAACCCTACTAAAGTTAGTAGAGTATGGGGCAAGATGGATTTTGTCACTAAGCACCGTTGTATTGGATACATAGCCAGTCAACTTCCCGGCACCCAACTAGCTTACTGGTCAGCTGACAGGCATGGTTTCAAGATGAAACCATTAACTACGTCCCAGTTTGACAACCACAGCTATTCTCCATCTTACCCTATGGACATCGTACAGGTAGGAAAAACGAGTCGATTGGTCGTTCTACCGACTACAATGGACGTACTTCTCTATTTTAATCAAGTCTCTATTCATAAGAGATCTAGTACAGTAATGATCATGGCCAGGGATAATTACAATTGCATGAACTCGGCTATATTGGATGGACCTATCCCAACTTGTGACTTGCCTGAGACATTAGTTGAGAGTGTTGACAAAGACAATTTTATTAAAGATCCAGCACACCAGATGCAACATTCTTATACCAACACAGGTCCTGTAAATTTCAAAATGTCTGTCATACAGGACATTTTAAAGGAATCAAAACTACTCGATGACCCACAGGTTAAGGAATACGTCGATGCTTACTGTTCAGGGACTTGGTCCAATCGTGATAAGATTGACAAAG